GCAGCGGCACCGATCGACCCGATGATGCCGATAATCGGGGAGAGGATGTCGCCGATCGCCTGGAACACGTCGAGAGCATCGCTGACCCAAGCCACGGCTTCGCCTGATGCCGCAGCCTGGTTCAGGAACTCCGCGAACTGCGTCACCACGGCCGCAATGCCTTGCCCTGCGGTCTCTCCGAACGCCGCATTAAGCGCGGTACCAACGTTCAGCAGCGCCCCGAACAGCGCCGCTAGAGGCTCCTGCATTTGGGCAAGGATCGTCGCCATGATGTCGAAACTCTGATTGACGAACTCGATACCCTGTGCCGAGGTTGCCACGCCCGCAAGTGCGGTAATGACGCCGTTCGCCTCAGAGGCGACTGCGGTCATACCTGTAGTCACCGGACCGAGCAGCGTTTCCGCAAGCGAGTTCAGAACATCATCGAAATCCCGGAAGAACGCGTCCTGTACGGTGTCGCGGAGTGTTTCAAGTTCCGGCATCATGTCCCGGATGGCCTGAGCGGCATCCTGCACCGCAGGTGCCATGTCCTCGATGGCTTCTTGGAACTCTTCGGCGCTGCCAGTGGCAGCAGCTTCGAAAGCGTCCCCCACACCGAGCGTCGCAACATTGAGCGTAGACATCCCCGCCGCGAGCACGCCGATACCGGACGGCAGTGCCGCGACGATACCGACAGCCGGTGCGAGCGCGGCGGCGAACTGTACCGCAGCCGCAGCACCAGAGGAGAGCGCGAGACTCAACGCAGCGAAGGCAGGTACCGGCAGCTTGATGTCGGCGATAGACGACAGCGTGTCACGCAGACCCGAACCGAACCCATCGCCGAAGTCTTGCCCCGACCGCGATCCAACGCGTCCCATGTCACGCGAGATCGACTTTTCAGCCCGTTCTACACCTTGCGTGAGTGAACGCTCAACGGTGCGGCTGGCGGACCGCGCGGCACGCTGTAGTTGCCGAGTGTCAAGCTCGGCAGTGATCTCGACAAACGCTTCATCGAGCGGACCAGCCATTACCGCACCTCAACCCCGTTAACCTGCGCTCACAGTGTACCGCCTATTTCCCGCGTCTCCTGCCGCTCACTCCCGGTGCGGTCAACGTCGCCATTGCAGCCTTCGAATTGAAGGTGTTCGTCTTGTCGTCGCCATACCATGCGGGTTTCGGCGCGCGCTTGCGTTCCGGTTTCCCACTCTTCGGAGCCGCAAGTGCCTTGGCGATAGCAGGTTGCGACTTCCGTAGATTCCACTCCGCTACCTGTTCGGCAATCGCCGCGTCGAACTTCTCTTTGTCCTCGGTTGAGGCGTTCCGGGTGGCGAAGTAGTACACCAGGTTGAGCCATCGATCCCAACGCATATCCTCATGGTCGATACCTCGGGAGGCGCACCAACCGTCGAAAACAGGCCAGACCTTCTCACTCAGAACAAGGTCCGTCAGTGCTAGGACTGCGGGGTAGGCTCTTTTCCCAGTGCTTCGCCGAAGATCCATTCGATGATTTCATTGAACGTCTGGATATCGATGGGTCCGTACTCGCCCCAAAATCGCCGTTCGAATCGGTTGAACGATTCCTCTTCGAAGATTTCCCCGAGTTCCTGCATGAGAACCTTGCCAGCATTGCTGTCAGGATCGCCCATCGCAGCGTCCATCTTGCCCTTGAGGGACGACACGTTGAACATCTGACCAGCGGAAACGTTCGGCCGAAGGTAGAACACCTCTTCATCGATGTCGAAATCGATGCGGTCTTTGCGAGTGGTAAAGCTCTTACGAGTCATGATGTCACCTTTCTAGGAAAACTGCGTGAAGCCTTCCCGAAGTCCGTCAACCAGGAACGGGTTGGGCTCCATGTACCGAGTGCCTTGGTGCACGTAGTTGGCATACTCGACATCGGTACCGATCCGCTCAACAATAGCACCGTTTCGGATGTACTCCCGAATCTGAATGGAGTTCACCAGCAGTCCCGTATCGATGCGACGCGGATCGGAGTTGAGTCGGCGCTTAGCGGCTGCCTGCGTGGCGAGCGCGCGAGCGCGTAGGTTCATCACGACACCGGAAGTCGGAGAGGTCATCAGTACGCGGATGTTCCCGTAATTGGTTGAATGCCGAACCTTTGATGTCGCCATGACGCCCCTAACTGATATCGCAAGGGTATCCGCCGTTGGGCACACCGATCTGCACCGTGACCGCGGAGCCCTGGCAGCCTCCCATAGGCCCCACCATGATTTGAGGACCGATCGTGTACCGGTCGAACAGCTTCACCCCGTCAGTACGCGTGGAGCCCGCGCATAGGCAGCACATGAGTCCGGCCCGTACCGCCCACGCGTCCTCGATAGCCACGCGCGCCGCTGCGTCGACCTCAGAGCACGGGGGAGGGTTCCCCATGTCGTCACCGGTCGGTGAGCACCGGAGCATTGACACCGTGTACTGGAACACGAACAGCGGAGCACCGCACTTGCGCGTGCCTGCGTTCTCCGTCGCATCCCAGGGATTCGGGAACGTGCCCGACTCGTACGGCCTGTCAAGCGAGACAACGAGCTGCCCGCACTCGCAGTCGTCCCAGGCGATTTGCCCCGTCGTGATGCACACCCGACCGGGCAGGCCGGTGGTCGTGCCCTCAAGGTAGGGAACGATGCAGTCTCGCAGGTGTTCAGCAAGTTCGTAACCGGCGAACGGGTTCGCATTGGTGAATACCATCAGGCAGTCCCCACCCGTCGATGCTTCGGCCCGTCGATGTCGAAGATGTTCGCCATCCCGGTACCGGAGGGGTTGAATGTCTTGATGAACAGGTCAGGCCAGTACATGCCCGTCATGCCGCCCTTGAACGCCGTCTCTGAATCGAAGAACACCTTTTTGACGCCTTGCCGCGTCACCTCCTGCACGGTGCCGGATGGTAGGACGCAACCGGAGGCGTTCACGCACCGTTTCGCGATCTCCACCGCGAGCTGACCAGCTGCGAGCTTGCCGAGCTCGGGAACCTCCTGCCCGTAATCGGCGGTCACCGACCACGTACCTACCTCGGTGTCTTCGAGGTTCATATCGTTGCACCGCGGCCACTCCTCACCGTCGATGCGAACGAGGAGGTTGAAGTTGTCCACGCGATAAGCCGTGGAAGGCAGCACAACGCCGTCAACCTTGACCTCGGTAATCGAGGCTACCGGATATGGAAGGCGCACTTCGGAGATGTGCGAGCACGAGCAGTCGGAGAAGCATGATCCGCACGCGATGTTGATCCACGCGCCGCCGATGAGTGCGGGCTGCGGGAACGGCCACGATGAGCCGGTGAAGTCGTACCACCCGCCCGTCGTGGGAATCCACGGACCAGCGGGGAGGCAGTCTTTCCGGCACGGTCGCAGCTTCACCGAGCAGACGCCGAACTGGCGTTTCGTTCGGTTCCACAGGATTTCGGTGGCGATCATTGCCGCCGTGGCTTCAAGCTCCGGCGTCACCGATTCGGGGAAAGTAGCGCACGACAGATTCCACGCTTGGCACGAACCGAACGCTGCACCTCCAGCCGTTGCGGCTGTCGGGATAGGATTGATAACTGGCATGGGACCTCCTTACGGCGTGGCGAACTTTCCTGCGGCCACGAACACGGCTTGCGCGGTGTCGGAGAGGTTCGTGGCGGTGCGGGTGGCACAGATATACCCGAGGAACGCGGCGGCCCGCATGAGCGGGTTCGGTATGAACGTTCCGGCGCCGATAGAGTTGACGGCGTTGGCGAGGCTCGAATACGTGGTTTGCCCGTACTGCAAAACAATCTGGTCATCCGGGTTATTGTTCGCGAACATGAACACACGGTGAATGGTGCTGGTGTTCGCGCCGCCGCCGACAGGCGTGACGACGCCGCCGACATCGTAATTCGCCACGTCGACCAGGTTCGTCAACGGTCCGAACAGTACATTCACGTCACGAGTGGCGTAGCGGAAGTTCACCGGTGAATGCGCGCCGCTGATGGACACGTGCGGGTCGTCCGTCTGTACCGACCCCACGAAGTGGTTGAACGCCTGAGAGAACAGGGTCCCGGCGGCGTGGTCGATCATGCGGTTGACGCCGTTGGGGGTGATCTGGTTCCCGGAGATGTTGAACGCCCCGAGCGCGGTCATGAGGTCCGTGAGCTGGTTCGCGGGTTGCTGCATGATGACCGGTAGCGACTGGTCGACAATGATGACGCCGCCGACTTGTGCGGTCACGCCAAGGAAAATATGGGTGCGGCGCTGCGCGTTCGAGGGCGGTAGCGCTTGCTGTGTGATGACTTGGCCCGCGTCCATGAGCCACGCCGTGGCCGTCCGGGCCAGCGCACCCGCGTCCATTTCCACCGTCCCGCCCGGGTACGTGATGCGGGTGATAGTCGGCGCGAACGGGTCGGGCGTGAAATCAGTGATGTACCCGGTGAGCGGGGCGATGTCGATAGCGGAGGAACTTACGGCGTTCACGGAGAGGTCGCCCCCGGCCGTGATGCCCGTCGATAGGACGGCCGCGGCAATTTCACTGGCCGGGTCGATGGGTTCGGGACCGACCCGGATACGGAACGTCTCGGTGTCGATGTGCAGCCAGTATTCGGCCTCTTCGGCGAAGAACGATATGTCACCGGTTCCGCTGGTCGTGAGCGGGTTATCCAACGGAACCGTAGCGGCAAGATCAGCAAACAGCGGCGCGAGGATGTTCGAGTTCAGCGGGAAAATACGCACCGCAATGTTTGTCGCCAGCGTGCCATCTGGATACCAGAATTTGTCCGTGTA